CTCCACCGTAAACAGGCGAGGCTGACTTGCCGCCCCCCCCAAAGAGGCTCCCGATGGAGCTAAGCAAGCCCCCAAAGCCACCACTGCTTGGCGCACCGCCGGCACCAGCTCCAAATAAGGAATTGGCTATCGGTTTAATGATAGCCTGCTGGATAGCAATACGGATCAGATCTTTGATGATAGACCCGGCAACATCATGAAAAATATCACCAAGAGACTTGGCCCCGGTTATGGCTTCGGCCAAGCCGTCGTTCAGCGATTCAAGGCCATCTACCTTGATACTCTCGAGGTCATCTTTGACCCGACCCGGGTCTAGTGACTGAACAAACCGCTGCCCCGGCGATGCGTTCTGGCGCTGGAATGCCTTGAGCTCGTTTGGTTGGATGACGTCGAGTGACGACAGTCGCCCATTCGCGTTTGCAATCTTGCCGCTCGCGATAGCCCTCGCATCGGGTGTCGCGTTCTTATCGTCCAAAACGAGCTGCTGAGTAGCGATCAGGTTGGCAAGGTCGGCACGCTCCTGCTTCTGCGCTAGCTCCAGAAGGCGCCGGCCAAGTGCCAGACGGTCCTGCGAGTTGTCGGCTAGATCCAGCTTCGACCGGGCCTCGTCCTGCTCGTTCCGTGCGGCTTGGCTTTGCGCATCGTAGGCGCGCTCCAGAGCGTCCGACGTGCGCCGTTCAACCACCACGTCGCGCTCTTTGATAACTGCCGCGGCTTCGGTTGCAGCCGCCAGATCAGTGAGCGCGGTCAAGCGGACCTTCTGCGCTTCGGTTAGGCGCTTGTCCCCCTTGATCAGCTCGTCGTTCTTGACGCGCTGCGCCTCGATACGATCAGTTTCCACCTGCGCCGCTTCTTCGGCAGTATCGGCCTGATCGCCCTTGGCCCGCAACAAGCGATCATTTAGTTGCGCTTCCTGCCGGGTGAATGCATCCGCGTTCAGCGGGGATTTAGGCGCGGCCGTGGAGCCGGCCTTCTTTTTGGTGCCAGTTGCCTTCGGCGCGGCTGGGCGCACGATAGCCTGACGCTCCCGCGCTCCGGTTAAATTTAGTGACCCGTCACGATTAAAACCCGGGAAGCGCTCTGCAATCTGCCCCTCCACACGCCTAGCCCGAGCCTGTTCCTCACTGCGGGCAGCGCCAACACGGAAGTTTGCGCGCAGCATTGGCGGGGCGACCGTCGTCTGTTGCCCTCCTGTGAGGCTGCGCGCGAAATTGCCTGGTGCATTCAGGAAGTTGGCGAAGTTCGCGCCGGCCGTGCCGATACGGTCAAAACTTCCTAAGATGCTCTCGATCTGTTCTTTTACGCTGTAGATTTTAATGCCGAGGGCATCGAACACCGCGCTACCGTTCGCACCGATCGGGTCGAACAGGTTGCCGAGACCGTCGAATACAGCGCGCGTTTCGATGCCGAAGTCGCGGGCCAGGTCCTCCAGACCCGTGAACGTGTTGGTGCCATCCGACAGGATGCTGACGATCGCGTTGGAGAACTGACCGCCGCTGTCGAACGCGCCAAAGGTAATGACTGCGGCATTCTCAATCTGTTGCATAGCCTCGCTGAAGGTAGCGGGGAGCTGTTGGAAATCCTTGTCGATCGATTCTGTGAACTTCGGATCGGTGAGCGCGCGAAATAGCACGTCGCTGGTAAGTTTGCCCTCCGCTGCAAGTGCGCGAACGGCGCCTTGGGTTACGCCCATCGAGTCTGCAATCAGTCGAACGATGCGAGGGCTGGCCTCCGCGATGCTGTTGAACTCGTCGCCACGTAGCGCACCGGATGCGAGCGCCTGCCCGAACTGGAGCGTGGCGCTGGCTGCGGCGTTGGCATCCGCGCCACCGATCTTGAGGGCCTTGGAGAAAGTCTCCGTGGCGCGCGCGGCATCCGCCTGTGACCGACCTGTCTGCTGAGAAGCCCTGGCGAAATTGCCGTAAAGCGACGTTGTCGCCTCTAGCGACGACCGCGTTGCTGCGGCAATCTTGCGCGTGTCCTCTTGCGCCTTGCCGAACGAGCCGAACCCGCTGGTCGCCAGCCGAAGCTGCGCGTCGAGTTGCTTGGACGTATCAGCAAGCTTTGATAGCTCATTGAGGATGGCGCCAGCGCTGACGGTGGCGAGCAGCCCTGAGAACTTGCTAGCAAACGCCCGGGCGCGATCTTCCATCCCGCCCAGCCGGCGATCTACCGACCCGCCAATGCGGTTTAGCTCTCGCTCAAGCTTGTCGGTTTTCGCAAGGAGGTCGACCACGACTTCTTCGGCGGTTGTAACACCCATCTGTTATTCCCCTGCCATGTGGCGCCGGATTGCTCGCCGCGCCGCTGCGCTCAATCGCTTACTAACCTCAAGCTTACTGATCCGCGCGGCCGGCCCCATGAAAGGCCGCGCCTCCATCTTGGAGGTCCCAAACTCGAGGTCAGCACTGTATGGTGCGGTTGACTGGATCTCGCATTCAAGGCGCCCCGTCTGGACAACATTGATCCCGCGGTTCAACACCTGAGTATCAGCGTTCGGCGCATCGCCGGGCCGCGACGCAACATGGTTCTTTCCGCTGACCGAACCGCGCGTGATTGAGATTGCCGCCTCTGTGGCAATGATGTCGCCGGCCGCGTACATTTCGCGCTCTACATCGCGGATGATCGCAGCGGTTAGTCCGCGGAGCCTGTCAGGGAACTTGTAGCGGGGCATTAGTGCCTAGTCCTTGCTGCAACTAACCGGCCGAGCCTATCGACATCAGCGGGTGCCTTGCCGGGGGCCTCGTTGCGCTCATTGTTCGCCTCGACGGCTTCCATGTAGGCGGAGAGCGATAGCCGCTCCCAATCTAGCCCTAGGGTTCCGCAATCGGCGAGCACTACGCCTTTTCGGTAGGGTTCGTGTCGGCGTCGGCGTCCGCTATCGGGCTTGCTTTTTTTTTAAGCCTCGTCCCGTTGATCGCCCGATCAAGAACCGTCCAGGCGGTCACCAGAGCATCGCCAAGGTTGACCGCCGGGTAGCCATACTCGGACACCAGCCGCTTCGCAGTAAGCGCACCGACCTCGATCTCGACGCCGTTGACCATGCCGGACTTGCCGCCAATTAGCCCGAGGCGCAGCGTCTCATTGATATCCAGGGCGTGCGATGCTCCACCGCCCGCATACTGCACCTGCTCGTCGGCATCATAGACGAGGCCTCGGCTCATTTCTTCGAACATCGTAAAGACCGACTTGCTATGCTGCCGGCCTTCCCCATCCTTCATGCCGCAGACACGCTCCAGCTCGAGAAGCTGGGGCATTGGCAGCCAGAACCGATAGGTGCCGTCTGCGAACTCTAGCTCGACGGCGGTGTCCACCTTACGCGGCCGGCGTCCAGATCAGTTCACCCTCGCCCGCGATCGTGACTTCGCTGCCGCTGTCGCCCTGGCGCTGCATGTTGTTATTGCTCGACGTCAGCACGCCTGGACCGGCGAATGTGCCAAGCACTTCGCCCTCATCGGTGCCGTCGTAGCGGATCGCATCGATTTCGTAGTTGAGATGCTGCCCGAGCGCGGACTTGCGCGCTGCGACGTCGGTCGCGTTCGTCACGCCCGAACCAGTCACGTCCCACTGCGTTGAATTTACTCGGACCGAGCGAGTGGGGATTGCGCCCGGCTTTGCGCAGTCGGTTCGGAAACGATCCGTGGTGTTGGCCACTTCGTTGATCGACACGTCCTCAATGCCGCAAAGAACGGTGCGGACGGCGGTTCCACCAGATCCGACCACCGTGTAGATGATTGCAGCATCAAATTCTTGCGGATACGACATTCGGTGGCACTCCGACCCTAGTTTGTTCGATTTATTGCAGGGTTATGGAGAGAGAATTGCCGCCGTCAGGGAGTGCATATGGAGAAGGATAAGGGCTTTGGCCCCACGGTATTTCTGATCGGGGCAGCGCTGATACCCATCGTAATCATCGCGAACAAACTTGAAGGCCCACCAAATGTGCCAGAGCCGAAGAAGATTGAGCAGCGCTCAACACCAGTGCCGCGGATAGCTAACTGGCAACGCGAAGCCCGAGCAAAAGCTGAAGTAGAGAAGCTTCTCAAAGACAGCGATTCGGCAAAATTTACAAATCTAGAGGTTTCGACAACCAGCGGCGCCCATGTCGTTTGCGGTGCCGTCAACTCCCGCAACAGCTTTGGAGCGATGTCGGGGAACCAGCGGTTCATCTCTGGGACGGTGACGGTTTTAGAGGAGCAGTTAGGAGCGGACGAGATGAATAAGATTTGGTCGCGCGTCTGCTAAGTGGTATATTAACGGACAGCGAACGGGGTGGAGCCCGAGCGCTGTCCTAACCAAAGCGAAGGATGCTCGCATGGCTACCAAGGCCGATATCACGCCAGAAGTTTGTCGCCAACTCCTTGACTACGATCCTGCCACAGGGGTGCTAACCTGGCGGCGCCGAGAGAAGCATTGGTTTGCTAATCAACGCTCGTGGGCGCGTTGGAATACAAAGCACGCGGGCAAGGTCGCCTTCACAACTGTAAAGCAGCGCCGCGGCCGTGCCGTGTGCTTCATCGGCACAATCCTATCAACTCCGCAGAAAGCTCATCGGGTGGCTTGGGCCATTCATTATGGCAAGTGGCCTGACAATGAGATAGACCACGAGGACGGTAACCCACTTCGGAATGTGATCAGCAACCTAAGAGACGTTACCCACGAGGTTAATTGCAAAAACTTGGCCGTGCCTTCCGATAACACGTCCGGCGCTGTTGGTGTCGCGCTTAACCGACGCACGCGTAAGTGGACGGTTTTGATCAAGGCTGACAAGCGCACTAAGTACGTGGGTGAGTTTGCTGATTTTGAAGACGCTGTGTCAGCACGGAAAGCAGCGCAAATCGAACAAGGCTATCACCCTAATCACGCCACACGCTAGGCTGGGTCTTTCGGAACCACTCGGAACCTAGCCCTAGCCTGAGTTGCTCTGAACTCATGGGCTGGCTCGACCTGTGCTTCCAAAAAGGCGCCGCGCAACATCAGCGCGCCTTCGTCATCGCCATCATACTCGAGCGCGACGGCCATCGCGTCTACTTCGTGAGCGCCGATCAGCTTTGACCGGACCATCTGCGTTACAAGCGCAAGGACGAGGGGCGTTGACACCACGTCATCATAGCAGCCCGAACGTCAGGAAGCTATGACGCGGGCCTGGAATTCGCAGATCACATGCCAATCATCAGCCTCGTTGCCGTCGATCAGGCGTTGCCCTCCGACGTAGCGCATGGTGGCGTATCCCGAGGGCAAGACTAGCCGGTTTTTGTTCAGTGCCCGCTTGATCGCTCCCGCGAGACGTCCGGCGTGGTCCTCGCCAGTCTCTAGCGTGCTGGCCCCGCTCTTTCGAGCGCGCGCGAAGCCATGCACAGCGACCCGGATTTCCTCGCCCGTCATGCAGGTGGCTTCCAATGGGGTCGACGATGGTACACCCCATTTAACGAATGGCCAAGGCACAACCGTAGCCGGCGCGATCGGCACCGCGACCCCGCTGTAAATCGACGCTTTCGGAACGATCGCTAGCAGATCGGCGTCCGCCTTTAGCTTGATCAGGCAGGCCCGGCGCAGCTCGGTGGTGAGGTCTGTCATTCGCGGCGCCCCCGACACAGCCAGTGGCTTCCCATCGGATCTTTGCTGACCGACTGCACGCTGTAGGATCCCGCGTTCGGCCCCGTCGTCACCTCGACAGTCGCGTTGGTATCCAGAGCCCCGTCCAG